CCTAGTTACGAAATTAAAGGTGGTAAAGCCAAAGGCGGCCCGCAAGGAGTTCCAAACACCAACCCAGCACGGGTGGTTCCTAAGGGTTCTTTGCGTCCTGGTTCTATTGACGTTCCCTTTAAACGTCTGGCTTACGCAATGAAAAAAGGTTTTAAAGCATAGTGGACCCGTCCTTCGTCCTATCCCTATTTCTTGGCATCAGCGGTGTTGGTGGTGGCATTTTTGCTTACGTTGGTAAGCGGTTTGATTCAATGGATTCTCGTCTAGATGGTCTAGAAACAACTTTGCACAAAGATTTTGTGCGAAAGGATGAACTAGTTACTATGATTGACAGGCTGGAACAACAGGTCCAGCGCATTGACGAGAAACTCGATCGCATTTTGCTCAATGGCCGACATCTCTCTCCGTGATGTTGCGAAGTACTACAACGAAAAGCAGCATCAAAACGACGCTCTAGATTTCCTGCAAGACCACACATCGCCTGGTGTGTTGGCTAAGTTTGCTGACCTTTGGCGTTCTGGCCCTAAGCAAAGCCCTGTGCGGTTGTCGCATCAGGTGACGGGTTCAATGCTGGCAAAGTTGACGGGACATGACGAAGAAGCTTTTAATTACGTTTTTTTAGATGATATGCAGGCGTTGTTTGACGCCACAGGTTTTAATGAAAATCTGACTGCAAGACAAATGCTTGTAGCACAGATGGCACACGAAAGTGCCGGTTTCGTTTATATGAAAGAAATAGACCCTGGGTACTATTTAAATGGTCGAAACGATCTTGGCAATGTTTATTCTGGTGACGGCCCTAAGTATCGTGGCTGTGGCCCTATTCAACTGACTGGACGTGCAAATCACCAAGCGTTTAGTGATTGGATGACTGAGCGTGGTACGCCAGATCCAAAAATTATGGACGAAGGCACAGATTACACCGCTGATAAATATCCGTTCCTTTGTGCTTACAAGTGGTTAGTAGATAACGATTACCTTAACGTTTGCAAAACTGGTGATGTTTATGCTGCTACAAGACGGCTTAACGGCGGTCTAAACGGCATTGACGACCGTGTTTATTATTGGGAACGAGCACAACTCTGCATTTTTTAACTATGGATTTTTCTGACCCCACTGTTGTGGCCGCTCTTTGGTCACTTGCTTTTGTTGTATCCGAACTGATCGGTGCATCCAAACTAAAAGAAAATGGTCTCGTACAATTGGGATTGAAAGCGTTCAAGGTACTTTATGGCAGCTTCTCCAAAAAAGTCTCTAAATAAATCCGAAGGTCTTGCATCTGAGGATGATCTGTATAGCTTGCACCGTTTGGTTGCAATGAAACTAATTGATCAACTTAATCGTGAAGACGTAAAAGCGTCTGACTTGGCTAACGCAATCAAGTTCCTAAAAGATCAAGGTATTACTGCTCTTAACGGTGGTGATGTCTCTGCTATTTCTGAGATGATTTCTGCACTTCCAGATGTGGACTTGAAGAAAGTTAGGTCTTATATTGGTGCTTAGGAACCCTGTTTCCTATATGTACCAAATGAAGCCCCCGGTATGGTGATTATTTCGCCTACTGGGGGTTTTGTGTATTTAACTCCAGATGGCGCCATGGCCAATCTCTACTCTTTGCAACGTCGTGAGGCAGTTAAATTATGGAGACAAGCAATCAAAGACGCCTTTGAAAACAGATGTGCATATTGCGGAGTAAGGGATAAAACATTAACTCTTGACCACATCAAACCACGTTGTTATGGCGGTGAAGATTTAGCAACTAACATTGTGCCAGCTTGTAGATGTTGCAACCAAGATAAGGGAAGTCAGCAATGGCAGCTATGGTACAGAGGCCACGAAAACTATTCAGCAACTAGAGAATGGAAGATTACGAAATGGATGTCCCTCCTGCCCCCCTCCTTGAGTTATCAATGGAGCAACAACTGCGCCTAGAGCGTATGAAGCGGGAGCTGCCTGATGTCCCTAGAGAAGAGCTACAGCAATTGGCGCTAGAGTTCGTCAAAATGACTTTGGTGTTACAAAACAACCTAAGTCACGTAATTAAGTGGGCAGGCCGTGCCAAGAAAGAACCTACAGACTGAAAAGATAATTAAGGAAGCTGTAGCTAGCTTTCCAGTCTTTGCTACACACCTCTGGCACTACCTGCGGCTTCCTAGCCCTACACCAGTCCAATATCAACTAGCTGACTACTTGCAGCACGGTCCTGATCGCCGCATCATCATGGCGTATCGTGGCTGCGGTAAATCGTTTCTAACAGCTGGTTACGTGCTGTGGAGACTGCGTAGAGACCCAGACACAAAGGTGTTGGTGATCTCTGCAGCACAAGACCGTGCAGACGCGTTCTCAGTGTTTTGCCACGACTTGCTGCGTAACTGGTTCATGGTCAAAGACCTGTTTCCTAGCGATACCCAACGCTTCTCAAAGGTTGCGTTTGATGTCTACGGAGCAAAACCTGACCAGAGCCCGTCAGTACGCTCTAGCGGTATCTTTGGTCAAATCACTGGTTCTCGTGCAGATCTAATTGTTGCGGACGACGTAGAAACCCCGCAGTCGTGCGAAACACAGCTGATCCGAGACAAGCTACGGGAATCAATTAAAGAGTTTGACTCGGTGATCAAGCCTGGTGGTGAGATCGTGTTTCTCGGCACTCCACACACGCAAGACTCGATTTACGCAAAGCTAGAGCTGGCTGGTTACAAATGCCGTATCTGGCCTGCTCTGTACCCCACAGCTAAGAAACACAAGAACTACTACGGTGAACGGCTGGCTCCAAAGCTTTGCACCGACCTAGCAGACGATAAAAGCCTCGCTGGTCACCCTGTAGACCCTGGACGCTTTGGTTGGGAAGAGCTAGAGGCTCGACAGCAATCAATTGGTAAATCAACGTTCAACCTGCAGTTTCTGCTGGACATCAGCCTGAGTGATGAGGAGAAATACCCACTCAAGCTGCGTGACCTCTGTGTGTTCCGTTTAAACCGTAAGCAAGGCCCTGACAAAGTGGTTTGGCTGGCTAACGGTGATAAAGCACTGGATCTACCGTCCGTTGGACTGCATGGTGATCTGTTTTACAAGCCTGCTCAAATTGGTTCGGAGTTTCTTGACTATACGGGTGTAGTTATGGCCGTAGACCCCTCTGGAAGGGGCTCTGACGAGCTTGGGTACGCCATAGTGGCCTACCTTAACGGCAATCTGTTTCTCCTTGCTTCTGGGGGCCTTAGAGGCGGTTACAGCGAGCCGAACCTTAAAAAGCTCGCACTTCTCGCCAAAGAGTATGAAGTCAAACAAATAATCGTTGAAAGCAACCTTGGCCTCGGTATGTTCAGCGAACTTCTGAAGCGCTATTTGGGCACCATTTATCCCTGCTCCATCGAAGAGGTCCGACACAACAAACAAAAAGAAGTCAGGATTATTGACACCCTTGAGCCGGTCATGAACCAGCACAGGCTCATGGTTGACACTGACATAATCGCAGAGGATCTGAGATCCACGGAATGCTATCCAGGTGAAACTAGAACGCAATACCAGCTGTTCTGGCAGTTGACCCGTATAACAAAGGAAAAGAACTCGATCAAGCATGATGACCGCTTAGATGCCCTTGCAATGGCAGTCCATTACTTTACGCAGTCCATGGCAACCACAGAAAAGAAAGCTATGGATGCTCGTTACGCAGAACAGTGGGAGCTTGAACGGAGGTTTATCCAAGGTGATCAAGGCTTGAGCATTGATGCTATTGGTTACGCTCAAAGCCTTGAAGACCTTCAGAAGGCCCTAGGAGCGTCTGGTGGTGGTTCAGCAAATTGGATTGGCCTTTAAATGGCCCTAGAAGGCCCTTAAACGGCGTTAAAGGTCTATAGACACCTAACAGGTGGTTAAACGGCCTTGTAGGGGCTTATAGGGGCTCCTGAGAGCGAAACTGGAACTCTAGGTTGGCTGCAGTAAACAAAAGTTTCATATCCATCAGCTCTTGCTGCTCCTGAGGGTCTCCACCTGGCCATTTCTCAAGGTGAAACGATACAGACTTAAGAATCAACTGAATAGCACGACCGTTTAGCTCAAACGGCATCAAGCCTTCGTCATCCATACAGCTCTCCCTTTTAAATACTTACGCCAACTTTAAAGGGTTTACGCTCGTTAACCAGCTGCTTAACCACCTGGTAAAGGGGTTTACGCTCGTTAACCAGCTGCTTAACCGGCACAACAAAAAGCACCCCCTTGACCAGTGTGCTTATAATTATTTTAAAAGTGTTTAAAAACAGGTTTTAAACCCTTCTTGTAAAGAATCTTTTTAACTAGGTTTTTTACTGTTGTCTTTAACCACCCGTTATAAATCTGTATTAAGCTTCTAAAGCCGTTAAACCAGTACTAGTGAGCTTTCAAGATCGAGTCTCTCTCATTACCAAGACTCCAGACGCAGAGAACCTCATTGTTTATATGGCTAGGGTTAGCAACCCTAAGAGTCAGCGAGAAGAAAAAGATCAAGAAAGATTGATTCGTTATCTCATTAAGCACAAGCATTGGTCTCCTTTTGAGATGTGCCATCTAGTGCTAGAAATCAACACCACTAGGTCTATTGCTGCTCAACTACTCAGGCACAGAAGCTTCTCTTTCCAAGAGTTCAGCCAGCGATACGCAGACATTAAAGAGCTTGGTTACCCAATTATTCCTCAGCTCCGTAGGCAAGACAAAAAGAACAGACAGTCAAGCCACGATGACCTTCCTCAAGAAGTCACTCAAATGTACTACAGGCGCATTGGACAGCTGTTTGAAGAGGCTCAAGACCTCTACAGAGAGATGGTAAGCAACGGTATCGCTAAAGAATCAGCAAGAGATGTCCTTCCTCTCGCTACTCCAAGCCGTCTATACATGGCTGGAAGCGTTAGAAGCTGGATTCACTACATTGAACTACGCACTGAAAACGGTACTCAACTAGAACATCAACTAGTTGCACAAAAATGTAAAGATATTTTCTGCAAAGAGTTACCTATTATTAGTAAAGCGCTTGAATGGATTTAACAAATGGCTCGCGATTACCGCAAAGAATACGATAATTACCACTCCAAACCGGAGCAAAGGGCCAATAGAAGCAGTAGAAACAAAGCTAGGCGTAAAGCTAAAAAGGCTGGTTATGCTGTTTCTGGAATGGATGTAGACCATAAAAACGGTAATCCAAAAGATAACAGGCTTAGTAACCTGTCAATCAAGTCAAAATCCGCTAACCGCTCTAAAAAATAGGGCGGTATTTTTTTTTTATTGCACCCAAAAGGGTTTT